ACATTGACTTGAATAAAATAACTCAGCTTGTTATCGATGGTTCCGCCGTCTAACCAATGTTTGTATGCCCGACTGTTCATACTCTTGATGTCGGCTAATATTCGTTGGCCTTCCCTTTCGATAATGCAGTCGGGGTGTCCTTTCATTACGCCGCCTTGTAGTGATATGGCTAGCTCCCACTCGGCATCTTGGGAACCTTCGTTCCAGTAAACGTCCCAGCCGTCCTCACGTAGCCACTTGACCGCTACTTGCTCAACCAGGTTTCCTAGGTCAAAAATCCTCAAGGTCTTTTTGTCAAAAACCTCATCGAGCCCCATGGTGCTGAGCCATATATTCCTTATGCACGGGAACCCTATTTTACTTGCTCTGATTACTCTCATTATGTGATGCCTCCTCTAATTTTCCCTTTATCTTGGCTCTTTCCTCCTTTAAAATATCTCTCACCATGTCTGGTAATATATCCTCGGCTTGGTATATAGTGAGGTGTATTTCGGGGTGTGCATAATCAGCTACGCATACCAACATGCCCACTTGCTCTAGGTTGAAAAGGTCATCGTTGTCTATTGCATCAAAGATACCATCAAGCACAATATCTCCATCAAATGTGCCAAGAGGAAGAACTACATGGCCAGTAGTGCTAACGGCAAACCATTCTTCTTTGTATTTAACCTCATGCATCAAAACCCCTTTAGTTAGCTTACATATATCCACAGAAATCGCCCTTGCCCTCTTTACTGCATTGATTTGCCTCAACCAAGGAAACTCAAGTAATAATGCTTTTTTAATCATTTTTATCCCTCCTCTAATTGATTGTCAGTTGTTGTCTTGCCTCGAATGCGTGCAACCTTAACACGACCGACGTCATGCACAATAATATAACCACGAGATAGAATGCCAGTTGCTATTTCCAAAACATCGTTTTCTAGGTACACAAACAGTTCTGGTCGATGTGGGTTGTCAAGGCAATACACAACAGCCATATATTTGGTCTTATATTCGTCTGGTATAATGTTGGCCGCCTCGTAAAACGCAGAGAAAAACACGTCTCCCGCCTTGTCTTGCCAAGATTTCTGCTTTTCCTTCTTTTTCATTTTTACCCCCCTTTAATCGTCGCACACTTCTGGCTTTATTTCGCCTACTGAGGTAATCCAATCAGTTATCGCCTCTCGCTTCAGTCTTAGTTCTTGCATTTCGCTGTCAATTGCATCGTCTATTAACTGCATCATATCTTTTATTGCATATATGTTTACACAAACATTTGGGGTAGTGTAATCCTCGACACAAACAAGATAACGAACAACCTCAAGGGGTCTTTGTATTTCGTCTATGACGCAACTGCCCAAGCAGTCCCCCCCCCAGGCGGGGATAGGGATAACCATCATGTCTTTCCATTCCAAAACAGGCGGACAATCATTTTCCACCCGGTCGCTGATAGTCACGACATACCATTCTTCATTGTCGCCAACTACCCTTGACAGGTCGTAAAACTTCAGATTAAAATAATCAACCGTAATCCTCCTTGCTTTAATTATGCTTGGAATTACCCCTAAAAAGGGGTATTCCTTGTATAACGCCTCTTTAAGCATGCTAACCCCTCCCTAATCCCATAATTTAAACTCGTCCTCGAGTTCGGCAAACATTTGGTGCAAGGCGTCATCGATGTCGTTAAGATATTCATAGTGATGATTGCACTCTTCGGGGTCGTCCTTGCATCGGTCGTAATACTGGCAATGACGGCACACTTGGTTGGGGGTCAGTTTTTCAAAGTAGCCGTCAATTGCCCACTGTGCAGCTTCACTGACGTTGAACACCATTACCATATTATCCCCTCCTTTAATTTTCTGCGCCTAGCTTTGCTGGTTAGGCGTTTAACCTTACGCCTGCTTCGTGTGGAGGTGGCGGTATATAGCCACCTCTCCTGTTTTGTGATGGGTTTCATGCTAACTCCTCCTTTTAAATGGCACGAGGTTCCTACCCTCGCATCTCATTTCACCATATTCAACTGTCAAGGTCCGTGTTTCTGTGTTACAAGCACATAATACCACACCTAAAAATCCTGTCAAGCCCCATATTCGAAGTCTAAATATTCTAAATTGTTTTACAATTTTGCCGCGGTTCTTTCTGTGTCGTGCGTCGCGGCCATATCCTTTTAATGCTTGCAGCGTTGTATATACTTTGAATTGTATGCGATAAGGTGAAGTATGGAACTTAGAATATTCTGAATATTCTAAGTTTTCTGGATTGTATGCACAACGAGGGCATGCGGGCAAAATAAAAGGCGGGTTGCCCCGCCTATCATGACTTTTTGGCGCCAAGTTTTTCGCACTCCACACGGGCAAGGCGCGCAAGAGTGCAAGCCCGCTCCCAAACTTGGCGGTCCGTTGGGAGCTCTTCAAAAGTCAGGAGCTCCCTTATCTCCGCAAAAAAGAGCGGGCGCTAGGCCCGCTCATCTTCAACCTCGATAGTGAGGACGCCTATACTGTCCCCACTCTTGAGCATCGCCCGGAGCTGGGCGACGAAATCGCTGTACACATCATCAGGCATCTCCACCCAATCCTCGCGCTCTTCCACATCCTCCCGCACGACATCGACGAAATCTTCCAGTTCGTCGATGTCTGAATTTGCCCACGCTTGGCTAGGCTGGATGTCGTACATTTTCCGCCATCCTGGGGTCCATGTGTTTTCCCCAGGGTATACCACTACACGCCATTCTCTTGTCTTCATTGTATACTCCCCCTTTCAAGATATAAGGGGCGGTTGCCCGCCCTTAATGCCTCCATATAATACAGGCCCGTTCGTCAGCCCCATAAGCCAGCGCGGGTTACTCCGTTTGCTCCTTCACCCAACGGTGAAAGAATTTTTTTAATGATTGGTACGGAAGAACGTAAGATGTATAGTTTGTCCCCCAATCTCCCATATCCTCCACCCATCGAACGACCCAACTTTCCACAAAAGCGCAGTCGTCCTGTGGGGCGTTCGATGAAGTCGCTACGGCGTAAACCGTGACCTCATCGTCTTTTTCGGGCGAACACCAGGTGCCCACCCGGCGAAGCTCGGTCCGCTCTTCCGTACCGTTCATGTAGTACGGATAATAGGACCACCCGCCGTCCACCTCTGCCCCGCCAATGGATATCCCATCGGCTTGGCAAATTTGCAATAATAAATCTGTCGTCAGAACCCTTTCCTCTGACATGGTATCCCATCCTTTCCTTTCTATTTTCTTTCTATTTTTTTGTCAAGGTACGATTATATTCTAGCATAAAACACCACAATGTCAACCCTACAGTGAAAAGAATAAATATTCAAAATTGTATTCAGAATCGTTCTATGTGGATAACTATTGTGGATAACTTGTGGATATGTGGATAAGTTGTGGATAAGTGTATGGTGTTATATATATGCTGGTTGTGTATAGATATTGTCTATAATTGTTTATAATTGTATAGACAAATAGTAATAGTGAGAGTGTAACATATCCTCTAACATTAAATTTACATTATATACACTAAACTATACACACCAGTATATTTACTAAGCTATATATACATGGTATTTATATATATTTATATATGCCTTATACTAGGCTTTATTAAACTAAATAAACCAGTTAAGTATGTGTGATTCACTGTAGTGTGTATTAGTGTATATGTGTTACGTACACTATTAAGCTGGTTAATATTGTGTAAATGTATGTGGTAAATGGTAATGGCTGGTAATTGTGGTAGTTTACTGTGTTGTGGAATGGGGGGTAGGCTCCCCCAAATAAACTTGTGAGTGGCGCATAAAGTACACACACGCTATATAATAAAAATTTTATAAATTATAACCAGTATAGGGGTTAATATCTTCTCTCTTAATGTGGGGCTTATTAGGTGGGTATATATAACTCTCATAATAGTTTATATAAATACACACGACCAACGGGAGTGTGTATAAAAAATACCCTCATAAGGGTTTATATATTCCCTCATGAGGGTATTATAATAATCTAGAAAACTATAATATTCTTTCGCCCTCAAATCTCAAAGGGCGGCAAGAATATATATACAACATGCACCAAAATTTGTCAAGTCATTTTTTACCATTTTTGACCAAAAACTCAAAACTCAACAATAGAAGGCCCTATTTTAAATTTCAACTCGCGAGTAAGGTATTTATACCTCTTTTGAAAAGATGACCCCTTAGCGTGGCTAAAAATGGCCTTAAACGGGAAATTACAAATACACCTTATCCCTTATTTTGGTTTGTCGGGAAACAGGGCTTGCATTATATGAAAGATTATGTTATGATTATTCTTGGGTGACTTAGATGGGTTATTGGGAAAAAGACGAATATGGAAACTGGTTTTTCTGTGGAGGTCAGGTTGATGGAGAAGGTAAACCGCAAGAAAGAGAGCTTGAATGTGAGAAAGTTCAAATTGGCTGGAGGTCCTGAAGATGCCGAAGGGATACGAAAAGATGAGGGACCGCTTTATGAAAGAGGGCATGAGCAAGGATGCGGCGCAAAGGAAAGCCGCTAGAATTTGGAACTCTAAACACCCTAATAGCCCTGTAGGCAAAGGTGAAAGGAGGAAAAAGAAATGATATTTGAGGGTTCTGTTGGAGCTCAAGTTATCAAAGCTATGTTGGCTGTAGCTCTACTTGGTGGTTTTATTTATTTCATGAAGTTCCGCAAAAAGAAAAAGGAGTAGTGTTTTACAGGGAAAACGAAGGGCGTAAGCTGGGGACAATGCCATAAGAGAGAGCGGGCGAGGGTGGGGCCCGTGGCATAAATACTAGGTGGTGATGCAATGGACAAACTGCCAGAAATGCCTGACCATGTCAGGAAATATTATGACTATTACTTGGCGCTAGGACCAGAAAGAAGCCTTAATAAAGTTTGTCAAGACCTTGGAGAATATTCCTATCCTGCGGTTCGCAAATGGTCAATTAAATACAAATGGCGAGAAAGGTTAGCTAGAGACCTAGGCGAGTTAAGCGATATAGACTTAGAGCTTGATAGCAAGTCTCTTAATAGAGATACTCTTAAAACTATAGACAAGATTATTAAGAGCATACAGAACAGGCCAGAGAAGACCGAAAAAGATGCTGCCGCTCTATATAAGCTAATCGAGCTGAGAGCAAGGATAGCCCAAAAAATAGACGAGGCAGAAGAAAAAAATAGGCTGAAAATAGCTGGAGAGTTTGTTCAAAAACTAGTAGCAGCGTTGGAGGAAGAACTTGCGAACGTTGAAATTGTTGAGGCCAAAGCTAAAGGCTAAATATTTTTACCTAAAGCTATTCAAGAAAGTGTGTCAAACCGGAAACGATAGGGTAGCGATAGAAGCAGCGCGCTGGCTCTGTCGTAATGATTTATTTTTCCTCCTGGTCTACGTTCTAGGAAGACAAGATGTAGACAAACCTCCCAAGCCAACATTCAACCCCAATTGGGGGTTTGATAGATGCAGAGAGGTACAGGATCACCCAGACAGACACCTCGACCAGTGGGCTCGAGAACACTTCAAAAGCTCAATAATTACATTCGGATTAACTATACAGGAGATACTGAAAGACCCCAACATTACAATAGCAATCTTCTCTCACAAGCGAGAAATAGCCCAAGGCTTCCTACAGCTGATTAATAGTGACCTAGAAACAAACGAATTGCTAAAAGCTCTATTCTCAGACATACTGTACGAGAACCCAAAAAAAGACTCACCGAAGTGGACGAATGATG